TCCAGTACATTTTTCTTCCCAAAATTTACGAATTGCTCCAACTAATGAATTCGATTTAACATTGTATTTTTTATTTCTGTAAAAAATTTGGTAATCACCTAATTTTTTTCCACCAATCAAATAGGGATTTTCTACGTCAGGCACTGGAGGATTATTGCCAGGAACAAAATCATTTACCATAACTCCACCATTAACTTCATTCATTATTGTATCATGTGTGGCATTTATTTTATGTTTATTAATAACAGCTGGGTTATTTGGATTTAAATGTGGTTTTGCATTATCTAAATTAGTCGCCATTTATAATATATTATTTATTATTTTTGGAAACAAATACTTCTTGCATATTTTTGTCATACCTCGATACAATATTTCTATGTGAAACACTAACATTTTTATTATTGTAATTAATTTCAATTGGCTTTTGCAATACAACAATTGTTCCAATAAATGGATATACTTTTCCAGTATCAATGTTCTTGATGTAAAAAACCAAATATTTTGTACCTCCTAAATTATCAACAAAACCTAATTCTTTGGAAATTTTATTAAAAACTTTGGTGGCGACTGATCCAGGTGATTTTCCATGATATTCACCACTATTTTTTCCTCTTTCAGGATAATCCAAAAGAGTATATCTTGATTCTTCCTTCATTAATTTATCAAATAAATTATCTATAGATCTATAGGTAATTTACAATTTACTTATCATTGTGTTCAGAACCGAGAGACTTGATGATGTTGGTGTATCTCTTAACAACCTCCTTAACCTTACCAGTCTTCTTGTCCTTCAACTTAAGAGTAATGGGTTTCTTAAGTTTTTCACGTCTACCCTCATAGTGGTAGACCTTCTTGTGGGAACCACGAGTAGTCTCCTGAATGGAGAAGGTGAATTTGCACTCCTCCTTCTTACCATGCTTGAGGCAGAGCTCGGAGAAAGCAGTAGAAGCCTTATCCTTAGGACCACGTCTCTGCTTCTTGCCAGACTTAGTTCTCAAAGGAAGCTCGTAACGACCACCATCCTCGACTTTCTTTCCGCTGACCATAACAACCTTGAAGTAACGAGAATCATCCTTGTCCTCACCACCCTTATGGCTCTTCTTGTGTTGAGAAGTCTTCTTGTGGGTCTTCTTCTTACCACCATCATGTTCTTTGTTGTTGTTGTTGTTGTTGTTGTCACCACCCTTGTGATGCTTCTTGGAGTGCTTCTTGGTGTCTTTTTTCTTCTTCTTGCCACCATCGTGCTCCTTACGTTTAGTATTTCTCTTGTGAAGGCTGTTCAACAGGCTTTCTAATTTTCCAAGTTCCTTCTGGAATCGATTAACCATTATACTATTTCATACATTTTTTTTTCTGTAAATTTTGATAAATATTTTTTCCTTTCCGCCCTCTAAACTTTTTAAACTCAATAAATAAATTTTTTCAAAACCTTCTATTTCTTTCCCTCCTAAATTTTTATTTTTTTTCAAATGCCTGTCCACTTTGCGCTCCAAAATCTTAAATGCCTCTTGTAAATCTTTTCCATTTATTTTAAATTCCTTAATATCTTTTACGCTTCCTCCCCCACTTTGGTTATATCCAGAAATACTTTTCTCAACAATCCCCCTAGTTAAAATATTGTGTTCAACATAATTTTCGTCCCCACTAAAAACTAAATTTTTTCCTACGATTGCATATTCTGAAAATGGATAGTATCCATCGATCCATCCCATCTTAAAATCCCTGTTATTTGTAGTCATTCTTGCTGAATCTAAATTATTATACATTTAAAATTTGTTCTTTTTGAAAAAAAACAGGTCATGATCTCTTAATCCCAAATCTTCTAGTTTAACAATCTTAATTAATTTAAAATAATTTCCCAAAACCTTCTCCATTATTTTATCCTTCTCAGGGATCGCTAAATTATGTTTATAATGACGCTTTTTTGTTACAGTTCCCTTACTATTTCTAATCGCAAATATTTCATTATACTGACAAACAGTATTGCCTCTCCTTTCCCACCAACCATCATGTGTGAAATTTGGAAAGTTCGTTATCGAATGTTTCCTTCCTTTAAAGTCTTTTCTTAACATACTAATATTCATTGGTGTTGGGTCTAAATTTTCCTTATCGAAAATATTTACAACTAAATATCCTCCAGGTTTTAACCAAAAATAAAAATTGCTTAAAATAGAATCCCAATCCTTAATCTGATTATGATAAAGTGTTTCCTTCAAACATAAAATATACGAAAACTTCTCACCTTCAAATAAATTTTCATTCCTCATATCTCCCTTAAATACCTTCCCTAGAGGATTCCTTGTTTTAAAAATATCTAACATTGTATCACTTCTTTCCAATCCGATTACCTTGATACCCCCCGACTGTAGGTACTGATAATGTTTTCCAGTTCCAGTTCCACAATCCAAAATAAAAGTCTCTCCTTTTCCCTTTACTGGATGTTTATTGATGAAATCAAGAATCATCTTACATTCTTTAGCTGTTGTTTCTTTTTCATTGAAAAGTTTATCATACATTTTTCCATATAATTTATCAATCTTATCTGTTTTGGGATCTAATGGATTCTCGAAACTTTCCTGATAATAAGAATCGCGGAATCCAAAATAAATTAGTGTGATTAGTGCTAAAATAATAAGAATAACAATTAATAATTTGTTCATATTTTATATTAGGTTTAAAGAATTTATAATTATTTAATTTATTAAAAATGGCAAAGAATAATATTTCTATTTCATGCAATACTAAAGATATGCCCACACTTGGGGATTTCAAGAACGATATCCCAGCAATGGAAAACAAGGAATTTGATCAACACATTCCTGTAGAAGATCTGAAGCTTTTAGTATATCAATTATTAACTGAAACTGACTGTCCAGAGGATGACAGAAAGAGACTTTCGAAGAATTATTCCGATCTTCGTGGTAAATATCAGAAGAAATATGAAGGTTTAATGATGAGATATCCAGCACTTTTCAACATGGTAATTGAAAGCGGTAAAAAATTTGATCTAGTTCAGTTTGAACAAATGATGTCAATGATTTCTAGAGTAAGAAATAATGAAATTGACGAATCAACTGCTTCACGTCAATTTGGAGAAAAAATGGTTGATAAGTATGTTAAGCCTAATTTGAAGTAAATTTATTTGAGAGTGAGTAAGTATTTAAGTTTGTTTACCATTCCAAGGATTTCATCTCTTAGATTGAACAAATCAGTGTCTTCCTTTTTCAAAATACTTGTTACTGTCACGCCACAATAATCCTTTTTTGGCGTGATCTTAAATTTTTTACAGTCTTTTGCATTTTCACCAACTAAAAACCCGACTAAACAATCTAAGTATCTGACAATATCTTCCTTGTCTATCTGATAGACAGTTAATTCACCTGATTTCTTTTTCAAATCAAATCTTCCATATTTACCCTGGTATATTTCAATAAATTCGTCGACTTTTTCTAAAAATCCTCCTAAAAATTCATCCAATGCTTTATGTTCTGCGTACGAGTGTGTCCGCCAATGAGATAATTTTAAAGATGTCTGTATTTGGAAGAACGACATCATCACAAGATTTGCTTCTTGATTTGGAACCATTATTGTAATTATTAGATTTTTATTCCCAACACATTTTTTGATACTTTCAAAAAATTATAATGAACACCATCATATGATAAAAATATGTTGCGAGCATTGTTATCATATACATATGAACTTATTAATTTATACCTTTTTTTCACATTATCTTTTGATAAAACAAAAATATTGGTTTTGTACATTTTGCAACAAATATTTATCTCCATATTTCCTCCCCAAACCCCATCCATTCTGATTAATCTACAATATTTATCAAAATTCATTTCTTTTTCAAGCTTTAGCCACTCTTCAATTGACAATCCATTTATTTTTGTCCGCTTATTTTTCTCCAAATATAAGGCGATTGCTAATCTTAAATCACCCTGGGCTATTTTGAATGCTAAACCAAGAGAGTGAAATAAACAATTACCATCTCCCGGAACAATTTTTTCTTCGAAATCGATCTTCATTATTACTGTAATAATTTTATAATTATATTATAAATTTCACTCCAATCAAAAAAATTCCAATTATTTTCTACTTCAATCTCTGTTTTTTCAACAGGTTGTACTAAAACATCCGGTTTAGTACAATCTTTACATTTGGATAAATTTTTAACATGCTGACAAATATTATTTTTCTTACATTTATCACAATCAATTTTCTTAATATTATGCCTACAAATACCTTCTTTCTTACAAAGTAAGCATTTATGGCGTAATCTATTATGTGTACAAACACTAGATCCTTTACAATCTCTACACTCTGATTTTCTTCTATAATGTGGACAAACTCCTTTTCCACCACATGGGCGACAGTAATACCTATATTTATCATGCTCACATATCATTTTTACACGACATATATTACATTTCCTTATTACTTCACCATGTGTACATACCATTTTTGTTATCATTTTATCAAATGAGTCTAAAAAAAATCAATTTTTTACAGGTGCTCCCCCACTTCTTACTTTGATAGTAAATCTCTTATTACTTCCCTCAAATTTTGATAATTTCTCATCCTTTTTAGCCTTCTTTGAAATTAAATCCATTAATTTTTTATAAACATTATCACTCGCATCTTTTCTCTTAATGAATTTAAATTCATTGTGCAAAAAGCTAAAAATCTTCTCACCTATACTCATATTCTTCAAATCCTCATCATATTCACTCCCAGCCTTGATCGCATCCTCATAAATTTCTCCAAATCCTCTGATTGAAACCATTTCCAACCCATACTCCTTTGCCAAATCCTTCAAATATTCATAATTAACCAAAAATTCTTTGTGCTGAATTCCAATCGTGCTAACAAAAACCTCTATCTCATGTCCAACATTTGGCTTCGATTTTTCCCACTTCTTCAATTCATAATTTTTCTGAATCTTCCACAATAAATCATCCCCTACCAATCCCTCTGCTTTATCTTGTCCCTTCAATAATTCATATACTCTTTCACCATCCAAACTAGTACCAATAAAATATCCTCCTACTTTCAAATTATCAGTCACATTCTGTAACAATGTTCTAATTGTAATTTCACTCTCAAACATATAATGAATAGCAAACTGAATACTAACAACATCAAACTGAAACTTTGACAAAAATGCTCTTTTCATAATATCCTTTGAATGATTATCCATTCCTGCATCAAAATTCGGGAAAATTAAATGACTTGAATTTCCCCAAATATACGTAACATCCGGTTTAGGTCTTCTTGCCTTTCTATATAAACTAAGCGCAATATCAATATTTTCCTTTGAAATATCCATTCCAACTACATCCTTCAATAAACCAATCTTCCACTTCATCATATCTCCACCAGTACCACACGCCAAATCCAACAAACTACCCAACATTGTCTTAGACTTCTTGATAATTGCAGGACATACCTCCGCTATTAAATTATCCTTAACAATTCTATTGTGGAACACCTGGAATGGAAATTTCTTCAAACGCATTGAATTGTTTGCATAATAGGCTGTAGAAATATCTTCTTCCGGAACAGTTCCTTCACGTAAATTGGTCTCACTTATAACATTTGTTAAAGCATTCCAAACATGATTTGCATAAGTTTCAGTCATTCCATAAACTTCTTCACCATTTCTCATCTGAACTGTCTTAGAATGGTCCACCCTAATCGGCGACCATTTAAATAAACTAGTAAATTCACCATACTTCTTCTGAAACGTAAAAGTAACTATACTATTATCCTCTATTTCTTCTGTCACATCACTTTCAAAATCCTCTGCAACAACTTTTCCTGCATCATTTAATGGTATATTGGCAAAATTTATTTCTGAATCTGGATCTGTTCCACTTGGAAGAAAATCAACAGGTGTCACAATCTTTTTATCCTTTACTTCTCGGTATCCCCCTACTTTCAGTTCCAGAGTTTTATAATAAATAATCTTCCCATATAAATCCTTTCCTTTCGAAGGCAACTGAAATGGACTTATTTTATCATTCTTTCGATCATCATCCTTTCTATATTTCACCAAAAAATCTGCTGTTCTAAACTGAGGATAATTCCATTTAAATAATGAATACCAATGTCCGCCAACCATCGGATAAGGTTCATCCATTGGGCGAAATTGCAATCCAGTAATAGTTAACCCAACTTGCATAGCATATGTTTTCTCATTTTCGAATAATTCATTAACATTTTCATCAAATTT